AGGAAGTGTCGTTCAGAATTCACAGGTAACCAATATAGAGGTTATTGAGCGTTTGGCTCCGCTGGCAGAATTTTTAATCAGTTTTGAAGTGAATTATTATTTTGTTAGAGGTGAAGCATAAAGGAGAAAACTATGACAACCATTATGAAAAAAGGCACTCGCACAAAGGACGTAAAAGACCCTAAATTGGTGAGTGTATATGAAAAAGAAGGTTGGGAAACAGTATCAAAGTCAAAAGACTCTGAACCAAAGGCTGTTTTGAAACCTACTAAGAAATTCTCTGGATTTAACAATGATGTTGAAGACAGTGAACCAGCGGAGGTGACGCCTGCTGTAAACGAAGAAGCGTCCAATTAACTAAAAGGAGACTATTATGGCTGTATCAACCATTTTAACAGGCAATAACGGCGTAGTCAAAATTGATGACGCGGCAGGAACAGCAACGGCAATAGCCAGCGTCCGCTCGTTCTCAATTGAGATCACCGCTGACACTATTGAAACATCCACTATGGGCACAGATGCCAGAACATATCTAAAAGGTATGAGTCAGTTCTCAGGAACGGCTGAAATCTTTTATGATGGCGACGAGTTCCCAACAGCGGCTGGTTCAACTAACATGGAAGCACTTAACCCTACACTTACAAACGTAGGTGCAAGTCCAATTGGATTAGAAGTGTTCCCAGATGAATCAGGTTCTGCTGGAACAAAGTGGTCAGGCAACATCATCGTTACTGGAATGACAATCAACTCATCTATGGATGGCATGATTGAAGCAAGTATTTCATTCCAAGGTAGTGGTGCATTAGCATACGCTAACACGTAAGATGAAAGTTCAAGTTCTTGGCGTTGATGACGCTCTAAAATTTATAGGTAGATCTGTTACAACACGGGTCAACGAAATTGCTACTATCTATGAAGAAGAAGCAAGGAAGGCAACACCTATAAAGTCTGGGAGGGCAAGACGCAACTGGACCAAAGACGTCACACGCCAAGGATTTAAAGTTGAAAACAATGTGCCTTACATAGGCAGGTTGGAAGAGGGTTATTCTAAACAAGCACCACGTGGTATAACAGGACCAACAGTGCGAAGAGCAAACAGGAGAGTCAAAGGACTATGAGTAATACAACAAAAAGACCAATAGACAAAATGACGGCCCACTTCCGTAACAAAATTAGTGGACAGATGAAACATATCACGGTTCCTGAATGGGACGATATGAAAATCTATTTCAAAGAGGCAAATACATTGACGGAAGAGGCTAAACTTTTACAATTAGCACAAGCAGGCAAAACAGTAGAGGCATTGGTAGAAACATTGATTGTAAAGGCAAGAAATGAAGATGGCACTAAGATGTTCAATATGCATGACAAGGTTTCAATTATGAATGAAGTTGATCCTTCAGTAGTAATTAGAATCTGTGGCGAAATGAACAGTGCTAATGACAGCAATTTGGAGATTGTTGAAAAAAACTAAAGAGCGATCCTGATCTACTTTTTATGTATAGGTTGGCAAAGGATTTGGGTCGCACAGTAAAAGAGGTTATGCAAATGACCAACGCTGAATTTATGGGATGGGTAGCATTCTACAAATATGAAGCGGAAGAAAACAAGAAGGCAATGCAACGTGCAAAAGCGCCAAGGAGGTAGGAAATGAGTGAAGTTACAGTTCGTTTTAGAGGTGATACTCGTCAACTTGAAAGAGCCTTGGCGAACGTCAACAGAGGTTTAGACCGTGTTGAAAGAAATGCAAAACAAAGCAATAGAGCATTGCGTAGTATATCAGCAACAGGTGATAGAGTTACAGGTGTTCTTAGAGCGGCAGGTGCGGCTCTTGTTGCATTTGGAACAACCAGAGCAATTGGTGGCATTCTACAAGCAACTGAAACCATGGAAGGTTTCAGGACACAGTTAACTACATATCTTGGTTCACAAGAACTTGCTAACGCTGAATTGGCAAGACTATCTAAATTAGCAAGAACACTACCACAAGACGTTAATCAACTTACAGAAGCATTTGTTATATTCAATAGATTTGGTTTAGATACATCAAATGAGAGTATGCGAGCATTCTCAAACATTGCCGCGGCAAACAGTAAATCTATAACACAGTTAGGTGAAGCAGTTGCAGATGCACTTACAGGTGAATTTGAACGTCTAAAAGAATTTGGTATCAAGGTATCAAAAGAAAATGGACAATTTACAGCAAGAATTGGTGAAGATCAAGTTGCTGTTGCTACATCAACCAAAGAACTTGTTGAACAACTTAAGGCACTTGGTGCTGAAGGTGGTAGATTTGGCAATGTGACGATTGGACCTTTAACACTTGCAATGTCTAACTTTAGAGGTGCTGTATTTGAAGCATCAGCGGCATTAGGTCAAGGCGGTTTTGGTCTTGCTGTTGCAGATGCTGTAAATGCCATTACAGATATGCTTACTAAGAATGACGAATTGATTACAGCAATTGGTGATGGCCTTACAAAAGCATTTTTATTTGCAAAAGAAGGCGCAATATTCTTATACCAAAACATAGAAGTGCTTGGTAAAATAATGGCGGTGGTCATTGGTATTTCAATGGCACGTTGGGCGATTGCTACAGGCACAGCAATGGCAGGATTGGCTGTTACAGTAGGTGGTCACTTGGTCAAAGCATTTGGTTTCTTAGGCAAAGTGTTAAGAGCAACAGCACTGTTGGCACTTAGACATCCTTTGATTGGAGCGGTTGCTGTTGTAATTGGTGGTATTGAATACCTAACAGGCGCTGTGTCAGGACTTGCAGAAAAGTTTGGTTTAATTGGAGATGACAGTGCTTTAGACAAGTTGGTTGGTGAAGCAGGTGAACTTGCAGACACTATAACAGGGCCTATTGTAAAAGGCATAGAAGATTTTTCAAGCATTAGTGATAGAGTCAATGAACAGTTTGACAGCATTAAAGTAAGAGCAACAGAAACTAACAAGCAACTATCAGAACAAGCGGCACAACAAGAAGTTATTAAAAAACAGGCAGAAGCGGCTAATGAAGCAGAAAGATCAAGAGCCAAACAAGTTCAAGAAATTCTTGATGCCAAATATGAAGAATTAAGAGTAAGTGGATTATCCTTAGATGAGCAGAAACTTATCAATTTAGAAAAAGAAATTGAAAAGAAAATTGGTAAGGATATAAACGACACAGAACGTGAAAATCTTAGACTTCTAATACAACAACAAAAAGAAGAAGACAAGAAAAACAAACTGAAAGAGCGTTCAAAAGCAATTGCCTTAGATACGTTAACAGCAACATTCTCAGCAATGTTAGATGAACAAGAAGCAATTAATGGTGTAAACGAACAGTTAGAAAAGAAAAATGGATTGTTGTCAAATTATGTTGGCGTTTACAGAGATCATTTAGGCGAGATTTTTGATTTAGAAAAAATACAACAAGCAGAAATTGGACAATTAAGAATTGACAACATAAAAAAAATAGATAATAAAATACGTCAAATTGAAGAACGTAGGATACGTGATCTTCTTGCAATGAATAAAACAGGCATTGCACAAACTCTTAGCGAATATGACAAAGGTGTGTTACAAAGAATAGGTCAAGAAGAACGACAGCAAAAAATTGTAAACGATAGAATAGAATTTGAAAAGAAATCAGAATTTGAAAAATATCAATTTGCAGTTGAACAAGGTGCTAACGCATTTGAACAATTAGGCAAATTTAACAAACAAGCATTCCAGGCAAGCAAGGCTCTACGTATTGCAGAAGCAATAATGAACACCTATACAGGTGCTACATTGGCACTTGCAACTTATCCGCCACCGTTTAACTTTATTGGTGCCGCGGCAGTTGTTGCGGCTGGTTTGGCCAACATTGCTACAATTAGAAGTCAACAATATACAGGTAGACAATTGGGTGGTGCTGTTACACAAGACGAAAGTTATATTGTAGGTGAAACAGGACCTGAAATCTTTACACCAAGCACAAGTGGCAGAATAGATAGAATGGATTCGCTTGGCGGAACACCTGTTGAAATTACATTTAACATTAACGCAGTAGACACGCAAGGATTTGACGAACTGTTAGTAAGCAGAAGAGGTGTTATACAACAAGTCATATCAGATGCGATGTTAGAAAGCGGACAAAGGAGTAGATTCTAATGGCTGACATAGCATCACAGTATCCAACAAGTCCAGAGTTTAACACTGTAGGTTTTCAAGTAAACACACCTACTATAGCAACTGAAACATTTTCTGGTAAGACACGTAGAGTAGGATTTGGACATCAATTTTATTCATGGCAAGCAAAATACAGCACACTAACAGACGCACAAGCAGGCATTGTAGAAGGATTTCTTGCACAAACATATGGTAGTCTGTTAAGTTTTGAAATAATACTACCAAGAATTAGTTACAGCAAAAGCACAAATCCACCAAGCACTGTTCCTGCAACAACTTCAACTTATTCAATAGGTGCAAAGAGTGTTGTGGTAGACAACTGTGGTGCAAACAAAGATGTGCTGTATGTAGGTGACTATTTTAAATTTGCAGGACATTCAAAAGTGTATCAAGCAGTAGCAACAGCAACTTCAAATGGTAGCGGTGAAGCAACAATATTCTTTGCTGGCAGTTTGGTTGCAAACGTAGGCAACAATGAAAACGTAATTGTTACAGCAGTGCCTTTTACAGCAATTATGGAAAATCCACAACAAAAATTTGATGTTGGGATTGGAGGATTAACAAGCATATCTGTTGATATGAGAGAGACATGGTAAATGAAAAGTTTTTCTACAGAGGATTATCTAAGAGATGAATACTATAGAGATCATACTATTGCAATTGATCTTATTGAACTACATCTCAAAGACGTAAACAACGCAGACGCACCTTTGTATCTTGCAAGTGGTGGTATTGACGTAAACTACGATTCAGACACCGCACCTACAGTAGGCACCAACACTTATTCAGCACAAGGAGAATTTTTAGGGCACTCTGCAATCAATGAAGACTTTGATGTAAGGGTAGGAAAATTTTCAATTAACTTGTCAGGACTTCCCAGCGGTTACATAGACAAATTTGTAGGCAAAGAACCTGAAGGCAAAAGAGTAGTTGTATACAAAGTATTCTTAGATATCAACACATTACAAATCATAGGCACTGATGATAGTGCTGGTCAAACCAGTGCTATAAGAATGTTTGACGGAGAAATATTCAACGTAAGCATACAAGAAACAGCAAACACCTGCACAATATCAGTTGATGCAAGTAGTCATTTTGCAGACTTTGAAAGAACAGCAGGCAGAAAAACTAACAATTGGAGCAATTGGTTATTGCAAGGTGCACAGTATGATTTGGCATTTTCAAAATCAGGTTTTGTTGGCAATACAGAATTTTTATGGGGTAGAACAGAATGATCGTAAGAAAAATGCGTCCAGAAGAAATAGATGTAACAATCAATCTATGTCATTACTACTGTGACGAAGCAAGTGAAAAGAATCCTCATATAAGAGAAGAGTTTGATGAAAACAGTGTAATCAATCTTGTAAGAAACAGAACAATTACAGACAGTTTCTTTTGGTTCAACGCATATGATGGCACAAGACCAGTAGGCTTTGTAAGTGGCACAATGACAACGCCACAATGGAATGAAAATATTGTGTATGCACACATTGATTTGATCTATGTTCTCAAAACACATAGAAACATACAAGCGTTTAAACAATTGGTTGATGCTGTAGAAGAATGGGGTGCAATATTTGATTGTCAAAAAATTACAGCAGGTGACATTGGTATTGACATTGAAAGAAGTCGTAAATTATATGAAAGCATAGGTTTCAAAGAAGCACTATGGATGACAAAGGATTGTAACTAATGGGTGGTGTAGTAAAAACAATTAAGAAGGTTGTTAAAGGTGTTGTCAAAGCCGTAGTAGGTGTAGTCAAGGCTGTTGTTAATGTTGTTTCAAGTGTTGTTAATTTTATTGCACAACCTTTTATGGGATTGTTTGGAGGTGCTCCAGATATACCAGATGCAGGCGCAGAAGCAAATAGACAACAGGGCGTTCTTATAACACAAACAGGTAGCACAGTTCAAATACCAATTGTGTATGGCCTAAGACGTGTAGGTGGTGCAATTACATTTGCAGAAACAGGATCAACAGACAACAAATATCTTTGGGTAGCATATGCACTATCAGAAGGTCCAATTGAAGGTTTGTATGACCTTGCAATTGATGACAACAAACTTGCCGCAAAATACATACCGCTACTGAACAATGGACAAACAGTAAATGTAGATGAAGGTAGATACAAAGGCAGAATCAAAATGCGTTTCTCACATGGTAAGTTCTTTTCTACACCAAGTTCAAGCACAGTAGGTGGCAGTTGGAATCCTTGTAGTGACGCACCAAGTTGGGACAGCAAAATGGTCTACAATGGTGTTGCTACACTGTTTGTAAGATATGAATGGAAGAAAATAGAAACACAAGAAGACGCAGACAACAATCCATTTACAGGCAATATACCTGCAATCAAAACAACACTGTTAGGACGTAAAATTGCAGATGTTACAAGTTCTGCACACAGCACAGCATATGACAGTGAAACAGAAAAATATTCTACAAATCCTGCAATGGTATTGTTGGACTACCTACGTAATCCACGCTATGGTAAAGGATTAAAAAATGACGACATTGATTTTGGCAGTTTTTTAATTGCAAAAAACAAATGTGACACAGAAGTTACATACCTAGACAGTGATAGCACTTCAGGACCTATTTTAACAACTCATGCAGTAGTTGATAGCGGACAGACGCTTTTCGCCAATGTAAAGACCTTATTGATGGGGTTCCGTGCATATATGCCCTATGTCCAAGGAAAGTATAAACTAAAAATTGAAGATGCAGGTAATGAAACAGACATAACAAGCGGTGTTGCTACTATTGCCGCAACATTCAATGAAGACAACATACAAGGTGCAGTTACATTCCAAGCAATTGAAAGAACAGCAAAATATAATGTTGTGCAAATTAACTATGTTGACCCAGACAAAGAATTTTCAGTAGACAGTGTTATCTATCCTGAAACACTTGCAGAAAGACAAACATACATTGACAAAGATGGTGGTAGAGAAAACAAATTAGAAGCAACATTTCCTACTATCACAAACTATGCTATTGCCAAAGACATGGCAAGACTATTGTTTAACAAGAGTAGATTCCAAGAGTCAGTTTCATTTACAGCAACGTCACAAGCACTTGAATTAGAGCCTGGTGACAACATTAGAATACAAAACAAAATGTTGAACTTTGGCACAACACCATTCCGTATTATAACAATGAAGATCAACAATGACATGACTGTAGACTTAGGTTGTGTTAGAAATGACGACAGTTTATATCCACACACAAGAGTAGGAGAAGAAGATATTGTTTTACCACCATATATACCAAAAGGTGGAGAAATATACTATCCTGTAATAATTGGAGGCAAGCCAGTTGGACTTGTGCCCCCTAAAGTTGCACCACATCCAATTGTGCATTTACCACCTTTGATTATAAACACGACACCAACTACTGTTTCAGGTGCTGGTGTGCATAACATCACAGTAAGTGGTCTACGTTTTAAAACAGGTTTGACAGCAGTTTTTGTTGGCAATGATGGCACAGAAATTACACCTACAACTGTAACAAGAAACAGTGATGAAGAGGTTGTAATGCAAACAACAGCGGCAATGACTGATGCCAATCAACCATATGATATAAAAATTACAAACACAGCAACATTTGGTAGTCTTAGCACAACAGCACAAAACTGTTTGAATGTAGATGCGGTTGAGCCACCTGCTCCGCCGCCACCAATTGCAGATCCACCAGAACCTGAGCCACCAGATGATCCTGTAATTACACCACCACCAACACCTCCTCCACCAGAAGAGCCAGAAGATCCACAACCACCAAAGGATCCTCCACCGCCTCCTGTTACATATGATGATTTTGTGGAGATTAAGAAAAGCGAATTGACATTTGAAGGCAATTTGGTTTATGCTACCCTTACAGGTATACAACCAGCAAACAATGACTACAAACAATTGATTGTATACTACAAGAGAAGCATATCTACAGAAACTGTATACCAACAGATGACTGTAGATACAAAACCAGGTGCAAATCAAGAATTTACATTTAGAATAGGACCATTACTACAAAACGCCACATATATTGTGTTGATGCGTGTAAAATATACAAACAATATAAGTTCACGTATAAACAGAGTAAACATTGACACCGCTGGCGCTGTTGTAACAGATCCTCGTGATTATCCTGAATTAGCACAAACAGGTTGGCCAAGTGATCCAGGCACACCTACTGTAATAAAAGATACACCATTCAACAGCATTGTTGGTCTTACACTTACAACAGGTGGCAATCCAAGAAATCCAAAAGAAATGCAGGTCACTGTGAAACAAGAAATAAACAATGCACCAGCAAACTTTGATGTGGTAGGTGTTGCTTATTACATTAGACCAAGCACAGCAGATAGATTCTCAAGATATACCGCTACATTTGATGCAAGTTATGTGCCAGGTATTGCACAGACATTTAATTTAGCGGCAGGTAGCATAGGAACACCAGCATATCCTAGTATACCAACATCAGCACAACAAAATTATGATTTTATTTTCCGCTTCTTGTTTAAAGACGGCACAGAAAGCACAAAACAATCAAGATATATGGCGGCAAGAACAGAACGTAGTGGCGTTGGCACATATGCTTTTGATCCATTCTATGAAGTGCCGCATATAAAAGAAGATAGAAAAGATTTTCCTGTTGTGATAGCAGATCCTGGTGCACCAAGTGCCGCAAGTTCAATGCAGGTTATATTGAAAAGTGTAGAAGCATCTACACAAGGACTTAACACACCACACATACGTTTCTTCTTTCATCCACCAGATTCAAGTGTTCAAGCAAGTTGGGTTGGTATGCGTATACGTTATAGAAAGGTTATACCAGGCACAGATCCAGACTTTGAAACATATGAAAGCACATCAGTCTTTATATCAGGCACGTCAGGTTTGA